ATGTTAATCCGGGTGGTGCAGCTTTTAATCTCTACCTCGACCATTCCGATATCGTGGTCCTTTCTCCATTTCCACTTGGCTCGGGTTTCCAGAACTAACTTACCGTCGATGTTGGCCCGAATGTAGGTTTCATCCTGCTGGTAGTGGTTTACGATGTGATTGGTTACGCGCTCCAACTCGGACTCGATAACCTCTTGAAAATAACTGTAATTCATTGTAGTAAGTGTTGATTCAAAAACAAATATACACTTTATTTTAATATAAACTAAAAAGGTGCTGAATTTTTTTGTTCTTGAATCACATCGTCGGCATACCTGATCAACTCGGGAATCCAACTTACCTTCATCTTGCCCGTGCTACCTGCTCGGTTCTTCGCTATTATCCACTCACCCTTCCCTTCGGTGTTTGAGCCATCGTCGAACTCCATTAGTCCGTAATACTCTGGTCGGTGAAGGAAGCAAACCATATCGGCCTCCTGCTCTATTGAGCCTGATTCGCGAAGGTCTGATAACATCGGCTGCTTATTACCGCGCTCCTCTACTTTTCTGTTTAATTGGCTCAATGCGATTACCGTGCATTTGTGTTGCTTTGCAAGGTTCTTCATTGCCGTTGCGATCTCGTTAATTTCCTGCTCTCGCATATCCTTTGTGCCTGATATCCTTTGAATGTAGTCCACTGCTATTAAGTCTATCTTGCGCTTTCCTGCTTCCACTTGGATTCGGTTTTGAATCTGCGGAAGGGTTACCGATTCATCGATTGTTAAGTTCCACTTCTCGATTAGTGCAGCTGCTTTGTTGATCTTAATCCACTCTTCTTGGCTCAATCTTTTTCTTCTCATCTGCTCGGAATCTATCTTGGTGAGTTGAATAATCATTCGGCCTATTAACTCCGATGCAGTCATTTCTGCACTAACTACGTGAACGGACTTTCCATCGTAGCAGGCCTGCATTACCTCTCCAATCATTGCGGCCGTCTTACCCATTGCTGGCCGTGCTGCGAAGATAATTAGTTGTCCGGGTTGATAACCTCCAGTGAACTTGGTCATCATCTCAATACTGGACCTGATGCGGCTCGTGTCTGATTCTTGCAGTTGATCAATGAAGGTTTTTATTTGTGTCGTTGTGTCCTCGATTCGGTTGCCGTCTATCTGGACTGCTTCCTGGTAGTATTCGCCTACTTTTTTGAGCACGGTATCTATTGGATCGGCAAGGTTTATGGTCTTTATCTTGAGTGCTAACATCTCGATATTGCGCTTCATTTCCATCTCCAATAGTTGAGTAACGTAATACTCGATGCGCTCATTAGCTACCTTTTCCTGAAGCGTGAGTAGCATTACGGACCAACCCTCTTCTGGTGGTGTTTCGGTCTTTAGCTCGTGATCGAGTGCGAATACGTCGATTGTAGCTTTGTTGGATAATCTTTGCATTGCTCTCCATATCTTGCGATGTGGCTCGAAGTAAAAACTGGTTTCTCGAATCATTGAAGCGTATTGGAAGTAAAGTTGATTCCAGATGATGAACCTTCCCAGTACGCCTTCTTCGATGGTCTTGTCGTTCATAAGTTGATAGATTGGTAGTTGTTAGTTTTGGTGGACAATTTACTAAATTGATTCCGATCGTCGTTGCGGAGCCAATTACTCAATGCGCTTTTGTAGTTCTTGTACTTCTTGTTCTTCGCTTGGCAATAGTCCACTAACGTATCGAATGCCTTGCCGATGTCCTTATCTTTGAACTTAGGCGCGAGTTCCCGGACCACTCTCTCCCTTTCCTGAATGAAGTTGTTTAAGGTGTTATATATATTAGTTTCTTTATTACTATCTATATTATTATTATAGTGTAAACTTTGTTTACTATCATCGTGTAAACTTTGTTTACTATCGGTGTAAACTTTCTTTACAGTGTGTAAACTTTGTTTACTATCCTTATTTAGCTTCTCAACTGTATCATACCACAAGGTCGTGGACCGAAGATAGCTGGTGTTCTCGTCTTTCTCAATAAGGCCCTTTTCAATCAAACGATTAATAATCTTATGGACCGCGATTCGTGAAATGTTTAATGCATCTGCAAACCATTGCTTCGATGCGTAGCACCATCCTGGAATGTTACTACCGTTATAAGCACTCAGCCTATAAACCATTGAAGCTACTATGTATTCATTGGTGCTGATGTCGAGCTTCTTCTGCTCCTCGTGAAAAATTGTGGTGTATCTCATAATGTACAAATAAAAACCCCCGCGTCGATTGGACAAAACGCAGGGGTGATCATAGAAACTAAAACTAAATCTGTACGGAAGGTGTCCAATCTTCATTGCTAATATAAAAAAAATATTAATACCTCCGATAATAGTCAAATAATTTTTGCCGAAGGATATCCAACGTGTTTTCAATCCGCTCATCGAATGGCATCTGATTATTGATGGTGCGAACGTAGTGAACAACGCTGGAGTGATCGCGATTGATAAATCCTCCTATCGTGTAATAGGTGATCCCTGCATCCTCTTTGAGCAGATAACCGTAGTACATCCTCGCCATTACTTTGGGTTGCTTACGATTGGGTGATTGCGCCTCCTGAACCGTTACTCCGAAGTGATCGCAACAAACCTTGAGTACTTCGAATGGGTTTACCTTCCTGAACTCGTACCATTGCATTGGCCGATTGTACTCGACCTTGCCCTCTGGTGCAACGGGTGCTACCTTCTCTACCGAATAAGTGTAAACCGATTTCATATCGTCTGAATTAATTGGTTAATGTATTCCCGAGCGTTATTCACTCGTTGCTGAAGGTCCTCGATAACGGAATGATCGTACTCCACCTCATAAACCTTTACGCGATGCTTAGCTTCAACTTGTGAATAGTCGTAGTGAACGTGTGTTAGATCTTCGGGTGTTTCCATCAATACGTACACTAACTCGGCCTTCTTTAATCCAGTCAAGTGCATATAAACCTGAAGCTGGTAGTAGTAGTCCTTATTCGGAATCTCATCCTCAAATAAAGGGAAGGTAAAGCAGTCCCAGCTGCTCTTTATATCCACCACCTTATCGCGTGGGAATATAACATCGGGTGTACCGGTGAAGAAGTCATCCTCGTAGCTATCCTCGTTCTTAACTGCTAAATCCCAGCCGAGAACCTTCTCTGCAAAGTTGATGGAATCCTGCTCCACCTCAATTCCTTTGGTAAGGTACTTGGAAGTGATCACTTGTCGCACTCCGTATATCTGCTCCTTAGTCCACTCCTGAAGATAGGATTTCGTGGTTTCTGAAAGAACCTCCCCCTTTTTACGCGGGTTGGTCATTAACTTTCCTGCGGCTGATGCTCTAATTTTGAACTCTTTCATTTTGCTTGATTTGCTTGGATTAGTAATGCCTCACGGTCTGCACCGGTGAGCTTGAATTTACGATCTATCTGATTGATGTTTACCGTGTTATCACGGAGTGCGAGTACCGCCTTCTGCCAAGTTGGAGTACCTGGTTTCAGTTCCTCTTTACTCGGTGCGGGTTGGTTACGCTTCATTGCGCGCTCTCCATCGTCGTCGTTCTCTGCATTAAGTGATAACGCTGCGCTGATGGAATAACGCCGAGCGTAGGTAATAGCTGAACCCATCGCTTGTGGATCTTTCTCTTTTGCAGCTACTAACTCTGTACCGAGAATGGAAACGTACTGCCCTGATGAATGTACGAAGGTGGTAACGATGTGGTTCTCGTGTACGGGTTGGAATACTGCCAAGCCGTGTTCCTGAAGAACGGGTTCTACCTCGTTAAGGATTGCAGAAAGGTCTGCGTACTTGGATTTGAAGAAAGGGTTTTTACTTCCTTTGGTGATTGAACCGATGTGGCTCTTTGCTGCAACGAGTGCCTTTAGCACCTCGTCTGCATTGGGTGACTGTTGAATAAACATAATTTAATGGTTTGATTGATTAGTAAACTTGTTGTCTGCGTACTGCTGGAGTTTTGCCCAGCCGATGAATAGTGCGATAAAAAGTAGTGCGTTCATATTTTTAGAATTTACTGTGGTCGTTCATAAACTTTACTAACATCTCTGTATTGAGTGTCTTGAGCCAATCTGCGATATCCTCGTTGGCCAAGCTGCGTGCGTTAGTATCAAAATAAATTTGAGCTGCAAGACTTGCAAGCTGATTGTGGCTTACTTTCTTAGCGTAGTCGGTCCAGTCTGTTGTTTTAGTTGTCATTGTGTAGTTGATTAAATGATTAATTCTTTGACAAATATAACACTTTTCAACAAACCACAACACAAAATGCAAGTTTTTTTTACTTAAGGCATAAAAAAAGGCCCGAGAATCAACCCGAGCCATACTAATCAACTATCAAACTACTTCGTAAAGATACGGAATCTAACCCGTACTACATCAAGATCGAAACTAAAAGTAGCACCCCCAAACCAACGCCTCCGTAGATTATCGCGTTCTTGGTTGTATTCAGCCTCCGTTCCAGGATCGCTACCTCCTCCCGACAAAAGTCATACCGCTGGACCATATAACCCTTCTGCAGCTCTTGAAGCTCTATTTGCTTATTGTAGTTCCCAGCTAAATTGCGGAAGTCGATTGCTTGTGCTTTGTAGTGAAGCAATAGCTTGTCTTGGGTCTGAATGATGCTATCTGCTATTAATAGGTCTTGATACCAAGTCCACACCGCCCGGAATTGTGTACCCGTTAGCGACGTATCGGTCTGCCCATATACGGACTTGGTCAATAATGATATCAGTATTAACCATGTAATGTAAAGAATCCACACGTTGCCTTCGCGTTTTAAGGATTTCAAGTTCTGAATTAAGCGCATTGATCGTATCTTGTTTCTCGCGCAAAGATAACAAAAGTATCTCGTTGGAGTGTTTTATTTCTGTCAAAACAACGTTAAGACTATCATATTTGCGTTCTAAGCGATTATCTTCTTTCGATGGTACTCTATATCCAAAACGTATCCAAATGCCGTAAGAAGCCGTAAAAACCACTAAAGCAAGGCATATAATATCTTTGGCCGTTACTTTCACTCGAAGTAATGCGTTAATCGTGCAATCTGTCCTCTATCCCGTGAATGAATGAATCCCTCAATCGCCTTGATTGCGCTATAACCTTGTCGATGGTGCCAGCTGTCCGTACCCGATGGACTGCGTAAACTCTCCACCGTTACTCCGGTGTAGTCTTTGGCCGTCTTGTGGTGTACGTGATGAGTGTACACATATCGGAATGTCGTTTTGCTCCAGTCCTCCTTTGCTTCGTGCGCCATCAATAATGGAAGGTCGGCTTGCTTTGCTCCATCTCCGTGTGTTGTGCCGATTAAGTTGTTAAAATATCGGTAGTACTTTCTGTGGCTGATTGAGCAGTCGAACGTGATCGCATCGTTATTCCTGAACCAGGTCTGAATTACATCGGCCAAAAAGAACCCGTTCGTGTAATCGTGATTCGATGGATTGAATACAAAATGGACTGGTGCTACCGTGCAAAGGTATTCCAGGACCGCGATGTATATCTCCTTAGCGTGTAGGAAGTTGTCGTACCACATCCCATCCGTATCTTGTGGTGTGCCTGATGTCGTGGTTCTCTTCGGAGTGTCGATGTGCAGAATATCATTACCGCCCACGAATAGAATCTGATCAATGTCAAACCCTTGCGCTTTGTGTAGGATACCTGCAACGCCCTCCAGGACTCGCTGTTTTGCTATCTTCACGTTGTACTCGTCGCCCGTTTCTACCTCCCGTGCTAACTTGCCAATGTGAACGTCGGCTGGATCAATAACCAATAGGTGAGGATTCTCCGAATGTTGGTAGTTGTATTCCGGGTAAATCGGCGCGTGGTTCTCCATCTCCGCAATCAACTCATCGCGAATGTCCTCGTACTTAATCGCCTCTGGTTTAACGTGTGCGCTGATGTGCTTACCTTTGAACCAATAGTGGTTTACTTGGTCCGCATTGAATCCGTTCTGCTTTGCGAACTCATATAATCCTGAATGCTCTCGCAGTTTCTTTTTAAGGTAGAATTTCTTGCGAAGGTTGTCTTTGTTTACTCCGTATTGAGCAGATAACTCGCGGCAAAGGCCACGAAGATTCTTAGCACCATCAAGTTGATCGTAATGCTTTTCGATTATTTCGTTTGTAGTCATGGCTGCTTAGTAATACCAAGTCGCGGCTGGCTTGGTCGTGTCGATGTCTAAATGTACAAAGGTCCGCGCGATGCCTATCCGGTTAATACCGTGTCGCTTTGCTGATGCTATTATGGTATCTCTTTGTGCTCTGCTTCGTATCTTGATATCTACTGCGCAATAACACGGTTCGGTGTGTGCGCTATTCGCTACCCCTCCAACGTGCCTATTGTGCTCTAAGGTGCGAACGCCTGAATTGATTACGATCGGGAATCCTAACTCCTCGCGAATGGAATCCAGCTTGCCTACCAATACCGGACTGATTAACTCCCCGCTGGTAATGTCGTCGGGTGATGCAAACTCATCGTAGGTGAAGTAAGTCGCTGCAACTACTCCTACTCCTAAGATAAACTTCTGTGCCTTACGTGATGGCCTCATTTTATTTGGTTTGCAGCCAACGTCTGTTTGATTTCGCTAAGCTGCTCTTGAATGTGGTCTAATATCTTGAATATCTTGTCGGTCGTGTCCTCATATCGGCCTAAATCCCTGCGAAGATATTCCACGTCTTTTTTAAGGTCTGATACTTCTGACTCTGCTCTGTTTACTCGCTCAATGGCCTGCTCGATGTCCTCGTACATCTGCTCGTACTTACTCCATAATAGTTTGCCTATTATCCCGAATACGGTGCTCACTCCAATACCTACCAATGTAGCAACTAACTCAAAACTCATGTTCTTAATTTTTTACAAAAGTGTCTAAATACTCAAAGACTGCGTTCTAAATGTCCCGTAATTTGAATGTTCCGTCGTACCTCGTTGAGACTCACGGGTGTTAGCTTGTGCTTATGTCGGTTACGTGTTTTAGCGAAGGCTTCGTAACTCCAGATGTTCTGATCGCTCTTGATATCCACTACCAATGGATTCGGCCATTCGATTTCTTTGCAATAGTACCCATGCTTATTGAATCGCATCTCGCTATCGTTGTCGAGTCCTTTGTTTAGATTCTCGGTCCATACCAAACCCTCTTCTTCTAATATGTGCTCCACCATCATCGTACTGATTAATCTACCTGCTCCGACAAACTTATTTTTAAGGTGTGGTGCGTACTCAAACTCTACGCACTCATCGTTAAGTGAGTTCCAAAAGTAAAGCGTCTTGAACCCTGCTAAATGAACCCCCTCTGATACCAACTTCCCGATCGCCTTGAAGTAGTTGTCCGATAATAAATCATCCGAGCCTACCTGGATAATATAGTCCGTGTCTAAGCAAGCCTCTAACCCTGCATTCCATTTCGCCCCGAGTGGATTGTTTTCTGCTCTTATTACCTCCCATCCGTAATGGCGCATAAAGGACTCATCTTCGTCTGTTGAACAAACCGCTACCTTATTTATCTCCCACTTGTCGTAATGCTCGCAGAATAGCTTTAAGATGGCCCTGCGCCCCCAAACGGATGTGAACAGTGTGTAGGTCATGTTGTAAGGTATTGGATTTGTATTCTTATTGTACACCCGTTAGTTAATTCATCTGCCGCATTGCTGGAATCTGTTTTATATATAAATAGACTCGTAGTCGATGCGCCCATTTGAATCATTGCTATATCTGTTCCGCTCGCACTATTAGTGATTTGAGCATTACCGATATAAACTGTAAACCCTTCCGATGCATATGGTAAACCAGTTATGGCTAATGAACCAGTCGGTGAAGATACCGTGCTTATTGGAATAGTAGCTGATGCCATTACTACATTCTGAAACTTGTAATACCTCGCTTGACCTCCAGCACCAACTGTTACCGAGCCACCTCCAACGGTGATGCCTGGAGTCCAATTGTCCACCTCTACTGCATTAACTTGACTCGCTTGTTGTTGAGCCGTTAATACGATTAAATCTCCCGGACCTATATCGAAGTCGGTAGTGGCTGAACTTACGCTAATGGAAGTATCGCCCTGATCAACTCTGGCCGTCGTGGTGAATACCTGACTCTGGCCCGTACTTGCAGAAATAACCGTGATGTCATCTCCTGAACCGATAACGCCTGACTTGAAGAACCCTCCAATCGTGATACCCGTAATGGTGCTTCCCTTTGCAATCGTCTGATTCACCGAGCCCTGACTTACCGCACTTGCTAAACCTGCAATTACGCCTCCCGTTCCTGGCAAGGTCGGCTGCGTAGTTCCTGCCGTGATGCCTGATGGATTGGGTTTGCTGATATTACTGGAAGTTATTCCCGAACTCGCCCGCTCTACCAATTCCCAAACGCCCTGCCATCTGTCGTTATTGGCAATGAACTTACCTCCGCAAAATACGTAGTAATTGGAAATGATTCCGTAGCGCAAACATTCATCCGGGTTATACTCTCCGAAGATAGTCGCATATCTGCGCTCTCTTGGTACTTTCATCATCCGCAACGCCTCAACTACTGCTAAGTCGTTGAAGTCGTAGGCTGCGCTGATTACGTTAAAATTCCAACGCCCATTATCAACTGCGTACGTGGATTTGTCTGATGTTGCCCGCAATAATCCTGGCTCGAAGTTGCTCTTGAATCGTGAACCAATCAATGCGTTTTGTGGGTAGTCGTAGGTATTAACCGTGTCGCCTGATGTATTCGTTGCCGTAAATTGAATCTCAACGTCGCTTTCGTTATTTCCCCCCTGCATTCCCATGAACATAAAGTTCGTGCGACCTTGAAGCACCGTATCTCCGTTGTACGTTCCTGCATTTGGATTAAGGTCGAAGTCGATCTCATTCATACTAACCCCTATTCCAGAAGTCGCTCCAAAATTAGCATATATCTCTGGGCTAACTCCGTAGTTGATGTAGAATGTGGTGCCGGTCATATCATCCTCTGTGAATGATGGAGTGGTAATACTGAATCGGAATACCTTTCTGAACTGCTCACCGTCTAATAGCTTGCCCATCGGTACGGTTGCATAATATCTACCTCCCACCGTCGTACTCCAAGTGGCCGCGCCTTCATCATCCCATACGTCTTTCCTAAGGTAGTATGTAGTGGAGCCGTTACTGATTACCACCGCTAACGCAAGTTCTATTAATGAATTTGCATTTGCGTAGTCGCTACCCGTGTTATTCGTAATAACCAACTCCACTTCGCCATCAATGATGAACTTCTTGTTTACCCCAGCACTTGCAAACTCCAACGGTACTGCTACATACGGGAATAGTACGTTATTAGCTGAACCAAAATAGTCGGGTTGTTGGGTGAGGATATTTGCTGAATAACGATGCTCGTAGGTACGATTAACCTCGATAACTGGCTTGGCCCATTCGCGCTTACCTCCTGCCAACTCGATTACCGTGCTTTGGTTAACTACCGTGATCGCTTGACTTGTGCTTGATGCCGTATTATCTCCTGATGTATCTATTATCGTTTCCCGTCGGTTTGCCGTCGTGTAGCTTGTGGCCTGCTCGATTAGATAATAGCCGTTGGTGAGTAAGATTCGCGCATTCCAATCGTGAAGAATGCTCTTTAATACGTCGTAGCAATTCGGTGCAGCAACGTTTCCCGTATCATCATCTCTGGTCCAATAGTTTTCTACCCGGACTGCCGTGTATTCCATTGGCTCGCGGCCCGTAGTCAAGTGGCTTGAATGATACCATTGCGTTGCGAACTTCAAGTAGTCCTTATTCACCACATCCGTTCCGTTACCGCTCAACTCCATTATCTCGGCAATAATCTCTGTGAAGCGTTTTAAGCCCTTTGGTAGATCACCTGCACCATCTACGTACTCAATCTCTTTAAGTCGCCCTAAAGCATCCGTAGCTACTAAATTTATAAGGGTTGGGTAGGCATTTGGTTCTTTCACCATATCGGTTAATATCGGCCCCCACCAATACGGTACGTAACTTCCAGTTGTATCTTCTGAAACGATTAAAAAGTACCTTCCATCGTCGGCTTGTGCAATGTCGGTGATTAAGGTTTCCAATCCCGTATCGCCTGGATTGATAATCATCTCCGCACTACACTTGCTGGCCTTAATCGGTTCTAATAGGTCGTCGTTGGGACTTTCGTATTGTATGGTGAATCCGGGTGCAGCTACCTCGAAGTCTAAGATTGTTGGCGTACCGGTTTCGTCTAAGTCGTAAATCTCCACCTCCCACTCGCGGCCGAGTTCGGAAGTAAATTGCGCCCGTGCTAATACTGCACCCATTATCTCAAGTTGTTAAGGTCTTTACTGCTTTTGTCCAATACCAAGCGAAGTGCATCTCCATCGAACTCACCCGTGATATTAACGTTTACGTTTGAGCCTCCCATCATATTCATGAATGCGCCCATCTTCTCGAATGGAATGATCGCTTCCTTTCCTGATGCGTTATCTCCTACCATTGCAAGTGTTGGCCCGGTTACCATACCCCCTTGTGCGAAGGCTGGTGCGCTTGATAAAGCAGATTTCGCTTGAGCGATTCCACCCAATACCGATGTAATACCCGTTGCAATGGCTGCTAAGTTACCTGGAAACGGAATACCTGCTCCAGCTGCAACTGCTGATGCAATACCTCGTGCCGTGTTTGCTGCTATCTCAAATAAGGCCAATGCTTTGCTATCTCCAGCTAACCCTCGCATCGCTCCAATGATACTTCCAATAGCACCAATAGCAGATTCTGCTCCTATCTTAACGGACTCTTGAATGGTTTCCACAACGGTTGGTAAGGTTTCCATTGCGCGCTCTATCTCATCCATCTGATTAATAACCTCATCTGCAATAGATGGAATACTTGTAACGGGCTGTCCTGCTCCACCGCCTCCTCCAGCTGGAGTGGTTGTAGTTCCATCTACTGTTGTATCTGGAGTGCTTAGTTCTCCCGTTTTTTTCTGAAGCAAACCAAGTGCCTCTGCCGCACTCATTGCTCCGTTCTTTACCGCCTCCGCAAAAGTGCCGAACTCGTGCTCGTATTCTTTGGTTTCTACCTTCAATCCTTCTAACCCCTCACTCATTTCGGTGAATGGATTAGTGATCGGGTTTCCACCCATTAAATTGGCCAATTTGTTATAAGCCTCAATTAATACGCTGAATGGATTAAAGTCAATAATAAACTGCACCATGTCAATCAACGCATTACGCCACCATCCCATGTCGCCTAACCGCTCCTTGACTGCTTCCCAATTATCAACTAAATAAACAAAGGCCGCAGTAACTCCAGCAATCGCTACAACTACTAATCCAATAGGCCCAGTCAAGAATGCGAATGCTGATGCTAAACCTCCCAGCGCAATGCTCAACTGTCCTACCACAACAAGCATCGGACCAATGGCTGCCGCAATACCTGCTATGAGAATCAGCTTCTTCTGCGCTTCGGGTGTTAGTTGTTTGAATGATGCAGTAAGTCGCTGAACGTAAGCCGTTAAATCTCCAACTACTTGAGCAAAGTTTAAGTTCTCGGAAATACTATTACCGATCTCGGCCAATGCGATATTCATGTTATCTCTCAAAGTGCTGAATAACCCGAAGATGGTCTTGCTCTGCAACTCCATACCTCCTGCGAATTGTCCTCCCGCACTTGTAGCATCCTCGAAGGCCTTAATCAATACCGGGAAGGTAACTGCACCCTCTGATACCAATCCTTTCACCTCCGAAGTAGCAACGCCCATTGAGGAAGCTAACATATCAATAATCGGTACTCCGTTGTTGATCAACTGGAGTAGGTCCTGGCCCATTAACCGCCCTGAAGCAGCTACCTGACCAAACGCTACCGAAATACCTTGTAAATCCCCTCCTGATACCGCAGCGATATCTCCGATGTTCTTTAATGCCTTGTATGCGGAATCCGAACTCATCCCGAATCCGAGCAAGGTATTGTTGGCCTTTACCAACTCATCCAACTGGAATGGAGTACCTGCGCTGAATTTTACCAAACGCTCGAAGGCCTTTGAGCCTTCCTCTGCGCTTCCCGTTAATACGTTAAGTGATGTTCTAAGCTTCTCGAATTTACCTGCGCTCATTACCGCCGCAGTACCTAACCCTAATATCGGAGTGGTTAGTTTTAAGCTCATCTCGCGGCCTATCTTGTCCGCTCTCTTACCGAAGTCCTCTAATGATTTGGAAGCAGTTTTAATGGACTTACGGAAGCCCTCAATGTCTGCACTAATTATTGCTTGTATCGCGCCTACCTGCTCTGCCATTTTTCATCCAATTTTTACGAATTAACTCTTTTTCTTCTTCGGTAATTGTCCTTCTGTTGTCCTGGTCGATGCTTAACGGTATCAAGTCCTTTGGATTAACCTTCCGCTTACTGTTCGCGTTGATTAAGATCGCTCCAATGAACCGCGTCTGCTCCCACTCTTTATCCCTTGCTATGCGATATCCATCTAACTTCCATATCGCTTGCCTCATCGTCGCCCTCCAGAAACTTTCCTCCTCCAAGTGCAGATTCACGCACCACATTCTCCGCAGGTCTGCAAAGGTTATTTTCCTGCCTTCTGCGTCGCTTTTTTTTTGCCCTCATCCACTTCTGGCATATATTGAGCAATAACACCTGCAAAGGCCTCTATGAGCGTCGTAGCATCTTGTCCTAACATCGTGTTACGAACCCAGCGAAGATTCACCGATAATGGTTCTTCTTTGTGCTCGTGCCCGGTTTGAATAGCTACGTATATCATCTTGGCCATCGCGTCGATGCTGGATATCTTGATTGCACCATCTTCGCCTGGATTGAGTTCTGAAAGAACCTCCACCATTTTGGTCTGCACCTCGTTTACATCCTCGATGCCGAGTGCCGTAGCGAAGTCCAATGCACTTGCGTTATCCCAAAAAAGGTGAACAGTTGATCCATCCACCTTAATTGTATAAATCTTTGTGCGCATTAAACCTCCTGCCAACTGAAGCTACCCGTTGAGCGAAGTGTTACCGAGTAGGTAGTCATTTCGTTCTTAGGCGCGTCGATGCTTACCGACTCCACTAATGCCGAACCCGTGATGTAGCGATCTCCAGTCGTTGCGAATTGCCCCCACTTGTAAGTTACCTCTGTACCTGCAACAAGGTCGTCGAATGCTACCTCTCCTGATTGAGTGGTTTCGTCTACGTTGTGCAAACCTTCGATGCTGATAGTGAGTGAACGCTCTCCGCGAGTAAACTCTTTGTACGCGCTTGAATCTTTAGTAGTCTTGTCGATCATATCGGCTGCCACCTCTAAAGAAGTAGAAGTCGTTCCAACGTAGGTGTTGGAATCTGACTCAACAAGAATTACATCTCCATTAACTAATGCCATTGTCTGTTATTTTAATTTGTTGCTAATTTACTGTCTTGCCTTGTGGTCTTGTTCTAATTACTCGATAATGTCGGGATCGGGTTCTGGAAAGTATTCCGGGTGCAACTCCTTGCACTTCTCAACCCATTCTGCTATTGCGCTACTTGAGCCAAAAACGTGAACGCCCATCGGTGGGCACCAAACCAACTGATTATCCCAGCTTGCATCGGGTTCTCCATCCCATAATACGTCTATGTGATAAGTCGAAGTCATAACGGGTGGTGTTACCTCGTTTCCTTCCTCATCGTAAACTGCGGGTGTAACAACAAGGTTGCCTAAGTGTACGATTGCGTGAGAGTGATTAGGGTTGCCTTCCTCATCTACGCCTAATTGATTGATTTTTGTAGTTGCAGCACCCTTGCTGCCGAAAGAGTATTTTCTAAATGTTTTCATATTATAGGGTTGTTAAGGCGATACACTCGGCATCTGTTAATGCAGTTGGGAAATAAAGCAGTTGTTTTACTTCTCCTTCAAATAATGCCGCACCAACACCATTATCAAAACGCAATACATTTAATCCGCTTGGTGGCGTTACACTTGTATCACTTGCTATTTCAGTACCATTCAAATACATCTTTGCGTTGTTTGATGCGTAGCGTATCAAAACTTTATTATTGTCGGTTTGAGTTGCTGAAGTTGTAAAACCGCTAACTTGCGCAGAACCTCCAGATATTACATTCGTGGTGATGTTTGTACCCGATTGGTAAAAAATCTGCACTCGATTGCTGCTTGTACCATCACCAATAGTGATAACTTTTACGGAAGTCGTATCACTTAAGCCCTCAATTTCTACATAGAATGTACCCTCGCTATCATTGAAAATACTTGAGCCACTTGAAATATTAGGCACATCAGCCGACCTCGTTACACTACTCCCATAGGTAGGTATGTAGGATGTTGGGTAAGAGCCTTCTTCGAGTTGTGCGCCGAAAATTAATAAATCTCTTGCCGTAGCACCGCCAAAAGTATTTAGAACAAATGTAGAATTTATTGATGTTGCATTTGTTTCTATTCTCTGCCAATCACCATTCAAGGTGTGCATAGTATCAACACCACCAGCCGCCAATCGTATTGTTTCTCCACTTGTTCCTTTTACATATATAGTTGCGCTACAAGAAACACCAGTAGATAGTGATGATGTTATTGTTAAAACTTGATTAGAACCAGTAAATAAACATCTTGAAGCATTTTGAGAACCATCTGGGGATATTGCATAATTTGATGTAATATAGGTACTCCCAGTCCAAGTGCCAAAATACTCACTATTCGTAATCAAATTAGTCCTCTGCGGCTCTAACAAGAGTGCTGGACAACTTGCCCCTCCGCTATAATCTATTCTCGGTAAGTCCTCTAAGATACCTGCTTGTGCAGTAGTCGCTCCCGTTTCTATGTAGTCGGTTGCTACCAAGCCTGCCTCTAATTGAGCGTCTTGGATGTAGATGTATCCATTGGAACTACTTGGTAAATTTTCGCTATCACTTGGTTTAATTTGGAAATAACTTTTTGCACCCGATTGAGTTACGGATAATCTATACCATCCATTGCCTACACTTTCAATACTTGCATCTATATTGCTACCTCCTTGCGTTCCTATTGTTCCGTTAGTCAAATCAAACCAAGCGGAAAAACCCGAACCCGACATATTTACGAATCCAATATGGTCTAATGTTCCCGCTTTTGCATAAATACTTTGAGTGCCAACATACGAACCGCTAATGACTTGATAAAGTCCAGAATAAAGTTGGGTATTAACAACATTTAATTTCCAAGCATTACTTGAACCATCGTATCCCTCCTGACCACTTGTAACACTTGAGCCTTGAAATTGTACCCAAGTAGTATCAAACTGATTTGATTGCAGCAATAGATTCTCTCTACCCTTCTCAATTAACCCGTTCTCATCTACCCTCGTAGCAGCTAAATTGCTGCCTCGTGTAAAGGTGAAATCCCCAGTTCCATCGGTAGGCTTAACTGAATACAAAGTGCCATCCTTAGCACCGTCTGGAATCAATACTAAACTCGCATCATCGAATAAACTCATAATCTTTGTAGTGCTTTAATTTTACCATGTGTGCAAGTGCGGCTGCTAAACATCGTACCGCCGTCGGTCAATACCCTTTCCCGATAATTTAAGTACTCGCGATACGTTTCGGAGTTCGCCGTAGTTCCAACCCTATTGCTGATGTCTATCCTCATACCGTGCCGAAGTTCTTGTGTTGGTAAAGGTATAAATCGCTTCCAATGCAAACCGCCTCGAAGATATCCGTACCGCTATTGGTTACGTTGGGTAAACTGCCACCCTCTAAGTACATAACCCCTCCCGTTACCACGATCGAGTTTACGTCGTGATTGCCTCCGTTGGTTACGATGAAAACATAACGCTCTCCGTCTGCCGGGTTGGTCAAGGTTACATCCACGTCTCCACTTAAGGTAAAAGTGAAATGATGGCCCGTGCTTAAATCAACGCTAACCGCTCCCGTAACGCTTCCCGCTGCAACGGTTGTATTACGCATAAAATTCGAGCGCGTTATCTTCTTCGTAGTAGTACCATTCCAGATTGCTAACTCGTGCGTTTCCGATACCGTAGTGATCGCGTCTAATTGTGTTATTGTCTTGTCTGCCATTTCTTATATCTTAATTCGTGATGAAGCTGCCCATAATAGATTGCTTCCAGCCTCCCACAACAAATAATCTCCGTTCTCCTGGTATATTACCCTCAAGCTGATTAATTGGCTGAAGATAACCCCATCGTTGCCGTATTCCTCTATCTCGCGTGTATCTTCGATGTAGGTGTGCAGGTTAAGCAACCCCTCGTTTAAGTCAAACGTGGTGCTCTTGCTATCCTTTACCAATTGTAATACCTGCTGGCTGATCGCATACATCGGCAACTTACTTACTCCGCCTTTCCTCTGCTTGGTTACTACCCGAATATCCAAACGCGCTGGACCTCCGAAGTAGTCCTTTGTCAAGTCCTCGATGAACCTGAACCCCTCCAGTACGATGTAATTGGAAGGTGCGTTCTTAGGTACTCCGGTGTAAACTGGTACATCGCTCCCGTCGTAAGATAGATTCCCATCCAACAACTGAATCAATGCAGATAATATGCCGAGTGCTGGCTCTCTCATTAATAGATAGCTAATAGGTCGCCTGAATACGTCGTGCCTGAAGTCAAAACTTTCTTCACTGCAACGGGAATGTACTCGGGATCTCCAACGCCTTTGAAAGTAGCCGTAGTGTCGTCTGCCGTTACTACTGCAACGTCGCCCGTACCTCCTGATGCGCGAACGTAAAAGATACCTACTGGATCGGTTTGGAAGTCCGCTGCCGATACGTCGATTTCTTCTGCCGTTTGTCCTTGATAACGCTCAAAACCTCTTTGTCTTGCCATGATGTTTATTTTAGTGCTTGTTTTACTCTTTTTATGAACTCTTTGTAATTTTTCTCTAATGCTGGCCTCATAAATGGCCGTTGCTCCATGTTAACCGTTCCGAACTCCAAGTAAGTGGAATAATCCGCTCCGCTTATCACCTTGCCCGTAAACTGTCCTGCTACCGTTTCCCACCTTAGATTCCGCTTCAAGTTACCCGTATCCGTTGCTGGTGGATTATTGGGTGCGCTTGCCGTGTGCGTTCTCTTTGGTAAATATAACTCCCGCGTCTTACCACTTCCCTTCTTGCTGATGCTCTCTACGGCCGTTTTGTGGACCTCTATGGTCGTTTCCTTTATCACCTTATCAACCGCAGCTTGTCGTTGCTTAGAAGCGTTCTCAATGCGTGCCTGAAGCCCTCTTAATTGCGTCTTATCTATCTGTACCTTAATCACGTTTAATAAACATTATTAAGGTCCATACATTGCGCCTCTCATCCTTTACCAAGCTGTGCAACTCGTACACCTCTCCATCGTACTCTACTCGGTAGTGCATATCCAATCCCGGTACGTCGTCGTAATAGACTTCGCACTCATACGGTTGGCCGTTTACAATCTGGCTAACCTCCAATGCTTCGCTTCCCTTCATCGGCTGAACGTAGGCCCATGTGCTCACCTCTCCAGTCCATGATGCGGAATAACCCCCAAGCGCATCTTTCGTCTGCGTGGAAGTCTGAAACGTTACCCTATCATCCATCTTGCCTACACCCATATCCTCGTACGATAAGCGTTTAGCATCTTCTGTGCGTTGAAGTAACTCAACGTGCGCCCTTGATCGTTACTCGAACTTCTTACCTCCCACATCTCGGCCAATATGCTCAAGATAGCCTCCTGAACTGGTCCTGGACAACTCGCGCTGGTAGTGTAGATAAACTCGTAGGAATACGAATTGTCGGTGCTGAAGACTTGAGTAACACGAATGGTCGGCTCGGTGTTTCCTATTTTCCAATAGTTGGTGTTTAGGGTTAATGTCGTAGCCGTGCCTTCCTTATCTATTCTCTTAACGCTGGTGATCGTTGCTACCGGTACATGAATCAAGTCGAACTCGGTTGTATCTCCTGGTTCGCTTACGTACTGCGTAACGGTTTTGTCAATGAACGCCCGGTTGCAATAACGCTCGGCCCACTCCCTCGCAGAAGTTATCATCCGCGTTATCATCGTGTCCTCTTGCGTATTGCTTACCCGTAGATGTGCTTTGGCTTCCGATAACGTTATTGGCTCTGTACCAATGCTCGAAAAAGTGCTTTCTACTTTCATACTTACGAAGGTATTAATTGCTCTGTTGGTGGTGTTCTAATTGCATAAAAAAAGGGATGACCGCAGCCATCCCCCTGATTACAACTAATCAACCAATGCTTATTATGCAGACTCGATTGCAAGTTTGATGTTAGCAAACGTATCCACGAACCAAGCAGTTGGGTAGTAGATAGGGAATGCCAAACGCTCTTCAACAACAACTGTTACCAAGTTGTAAATAGCGTTGTCTTGGTCTTGGTCAAACAAGCGAACCGATACTCCTTCGCGTTGTGCGATTTGAGCAGCGTTAGTATCTCCAATGTAAAGCGTTCCAGCAGCAACTGAAGTTGACTGATAAACTGGAATACCTTGAAAGAATGCTGATCCACCTTCGTAGGTGATTTGGTCAAACAAGTACTGCCCGTTGCTACCTTTGTCGCTCAATGCGTCGTAGTAGTCGATTGGGTTAAGTACAATAGCGTTTGCGTTGTGCTTGTTTGCAGCTAATACACCGCGAGCAGCAATCATCGCATCCCACTTGTTTGAACCGTCTAATGCATACTTGTCATCGAATACTGTACCAGCGATGTCGGCATCTGTAAGTGCTCCTGCTGCAAGTCCAGTCAAGTTTGCTCCTGAACCAGTACCAGTCAAAAGTTGAGTATCTTCTACTTTCAACAACTCGATTACTCCGTAGGTTTGAAGGAATCCAGCCAATGCAGGAATGTCGTTTAACAACTCCTCGCTGATGCGCTTGTGATGAGCAATCTTGCGAGCAGGTGCTTCTTTCATTTCAAAGTCGTTGTCGCTTTGTGGCTTAACAACTCCTTCGCCTACTGGTGTTGGTGCTCCATCTACCGCAGTTTCTTGTGGGTAAGCGAAGATGCTTCCAGTCATTGGTACTACGCTGAACAACGAGCGAATGTTGAACGCCTCACGCTTAAGTGGAGTGATGGTGCTCAAACGAGTTGGCTCGATGAATGATACGTTGGTACCGTTAGTCAATGAAGCTGCTCCAGTCATTGTACCGGCAGCTTTCATGCTGATAGGTGCAGTAGTCTTAGCTTCGCGTGCTTGGAATGCTTTGAATGAAGCATCCTCCATCAAACGCTCTGCAAGGCCTTTTGAGTTTTTGAACTCGCCACCGTTCTCACGAAGTTTTTTCACGTCGGTTACCAAACGATCGTAGTCGTCTTGGCTGATACCGGCCATTGAGTTTACTTTCTCGGCAAGGTTGCTTAATGCTGACTTTGTTTCTTCTGCGATTCCCGCAGCAGATGTGGCCTCGTTATTGGCCTTTTCGATTTGCGCGTTGATTTCATTTTTGATCGCGCCCAATTGTTCTTTCAATTCCATTTTTTGAATCAATTATAGGTTATTCCATATGCTTAATAAATCCACCGGCTCGTTAGTCGCTTGAGTGGATTGCTCCGGCTCTGATACGCTAACAAGTGATTTCAATGCTTTCTCTATATCCGATACCTCGTGCTCAATTAGCTTGAAGGTTTCGTCGGTGTAATCGCCGTTGCGTAGTACGTTGTTTAGTTTGGATAACCGCCCTAACAACTCGCTGGCAAACTCTGCTTTCATTTCTGACTTCATCCCCACTACTGGAGTGTTCTCATTCGCTCCCCACGTTACGCTGGAATACTCCCACAACTTGACTTCCTTAATCAGTTGGTATTCCTTGTTCTCGGCCATCTCTGATTTGATAATCTCAAACCCGATGGAATGCTCCGTAATAACCCCGTCGCGATATAACTTAATGTAGTCGCCATCGCGAATATCTGATACCTTGCTATCTATCAGTAGTCCGTTCTCATCCTGGACCATCGTTAGTGGTGTACCAATCGGGTTGTATCTGTCGTGCTGGAATAAGTGCTTAATACGTGGTCGTGGTGATTGTGGTCCGCGTTCCTGAATGGTCTTACTGAATGCGCCCTTCTCGATAATATCACCGTCTGAATCCACGTTGCCGAATGCTGAAGCATACAAGGTAACAATACCTTTGCTCTCATCTACATCGGCCACCGGTAAAGATGTGTTCTTGTATATCATGCTACAAACTTATTTCTTCTTCTCTTTGTCTTGTTCTAAATCGGTTACTTTGGCGATTGGGTGATGTTTGTCGTAAACTATCTGGCTCACGAACTGGTAACTCACTCCGAACTTGAAAGATAACTCTGCCATCGTTTCGCGGACCTTTCCATCATTCTTGCGTAGGATTTCAAAGTAGTGCTTTCTGATTAATACTCGCTCGGGACTTTTGCGCTTAACGCATCCAAGCTGGTCTAATACGTGCATTAAGTTGAGGGTAACTCTGTCCTCGATTCCGTACTCCTTACGAACAAACTCGGCAAACGCTTTGCGTGCCCTTAGTTTACCTCGCTGAAGTTCTGCTTTATCGAAGTCATTCATATTGGTTAAGATTGGTTGTACTCTGGATTGTTGGGTGTGATGTAAACCATCGTGCATCGGCAATTAATTACCTCCGATGCTGGTGCTCCTACCATCTGCGGCTTATCCATCGGAGTTCCATTCACGTTGAAGTAGTCGTCTAATAATACTACCGTTCCGTTTACTGCTCCGTGTGATTCTCTCTCCCTTCCATCTAATGAAGTAATCCACTTCTTCTTCATCTGCAAACCCGTTGCTTTGGCTGCTTGCAAGCTGGCCTCATTGGCTGCGATGCCTACCTCTGTCCTCATTACCCGGACCGCTCTGTATCTGTTCTGCTTACCCATGTATTCGCGGGTGTAGCTTTGGATTCGCTTCCTCGCTTGGAATACCGATAACCCCTCATTCACCGCCTCTGCCGTTGCTAACCTGATGGCCCGTAGAAATAACTCTCTGCTGGTTTCGGTCATCATCGTTGCCTTCAATCCCGATTGCGTTGCAGCAAACCGAATCGCTACCCGTGCCCAGTCATCCAGTAACGCATCTGATACGGGTGGAATAGTCATTGCACCTGCTACCAATGCAACGCCCGTTTCTACCTCTTTTTTTGCCTTCTGCGCGTCTTTTGCGATTGCTTCGTATGTTCCCCTTGTGAAGGTCTTAAAAGTGTCCTCGTAGGTCTTGTAAAGGGTTTTCTCTACCTGCTCCTGCTCAATGAATGCAGTCAAGGATTCCATCTCGCTCTGCGTAGTGGCATTCCCTAACTCCCGAATCGCTCTGCTGATACCCTGCTGAAGTGCGTTGTACGTTGGTCGTGTGTACTTCCTCTCAATCCTGGCCTTCGCCCGATTCTGACTTCTGCTTGTGTTCATAATCGTCTATGTCGATGTGTTTAAGTGGATCGCCCTCAATGCTCACATCGTCGATATTTATCCTGCCTCCGTTCATGTAGTTATAGTCCATTGCCTTGTGCCCTTCGTGCATTGCATCTCCTAACTTCTCGCGGAATTCGTTTAGTGTGTATGCGCCCAACTCAACGCCTATCTTATAAATCTCTGCTAACTCTTTGCGATCGGCTTGTAGTTCTGGTACTTGGCTAAAGTCGGGTTCGATATAAACGTTTCCGTAGCTTGGTGCTAACCAACGGTTAAACTCATCGGCAAACGCCTGGACCAATGGAATAATAGCATCCGTGTACGCTACCTTCCGTGCCGTGCTCATGTTGTTGTACGTACTTGCGGAATCATCATTGAATAACTGACTCGGTACGTGGTAAACTCGGCAAAGGTCTTGTAGTGAGAATTTAAGGTCCTCGATAATCGCCATATCAACTGGACTCAATCCTAAGTTGGTGTACTTAATCCGAGCAGAAATGAACGCCATCTTTCCTTTGTTGTCCGCTCCGTTGTATTTCTTATCCCAACCCCGCGCCAATGCTTGAGCCTGCTCCTCTGTAAAATAAGCCTCGCTCATTGGATCGCCATCTGAACTAATGATACCGATTGCTCCGTTGTTTTGGAATGCTTTCTGACTTGCTATCTGCGCATCGTTTGATTTGCTGATAGTTCTTGCGGCCGCTCGTAGTGGACTCATCCCGTATAACTCCTCTCCGTAGTCGAAGTCAAAGTTTGGGAATTTGTCGTGTAGTACATCGGAATAAGGAAAGCGAATTACCTGGTCGCCTATGTTGAGTTTGTACTCGCTTACCGGGTTCATCCATCCATCGCTTACAATCTCGGTGTAGTGCGCTGGCATGATAAACATCTCCAACGCCTGGCCTTGATTCCTTCCGCTTTCAATTCGTGGTGAGTAAATGTAAGTATTTCCCGTGATAAGTTTGAATCCGTAATACTGCTGAAAGAACTCGCTTCGCGCCTGAAGTTGATTCGGAATGTCAAGTAGATTGTATAACGGGTGGTCTGCCAATACGTTACCCTCAAAGTCCTTTACAACAAACTTGGTAAGTGCGGCCTTCTGTGATATCCAACTGACTATGGAATAGACCAAGCTATTAACGTTGTAGGCTTGTGTAATGTAGCTTCTGCTGGCATCGTCGATGCTTAGTGGAGTGTTCATTCCAATATAGGAATAAAGCGCTCTTAGAAGTCGGTTATTTGCGTCTGCCTCGTACTGCTTTCCGAATAGCTTACCTATGCGTTCTCTGAATGTCATATTATTACGAATCCTTTCTTTTGTTGTCTGCTCTGTAACGCCATCACCATTACATCCACTTGATCGTCGTGCTTTGCGTAAGGGAATTGTGTTACCTCATCTAAAAACCTCCTATTCCAGCTTCCAGCGATTAATTTAACCCTTCCAGCCTCCACCATTGCACTCACCGCGTTCGCTCTTGTTACCTTGTCCGTATCCGGTGCTTTGTCCTCTAATACGTTTAACCCCGTCGTGCTTTTGATTTGCTGAACGATGCTCTTACCGCTGGCCTTTGGCTCAATGTATATTCTCGAAGCTGACGTGTAGCCGTTGTGCATTACGAAGGTCTTGATGTATTCGCAAAGTTGCGGAAACTCGAGCCATACTTGTTCTACTTCCCTAAAATAAAAGAAGCTGCCGTCTGTCGCATACGCTAATAATGCTGATGGATCGTTGGCCTTGTTGCTCGTGTAGGCCGTATCAAGTCGGTAGTTCCATACTAACCCTTCCGGTACTTCGTTTACGATGTCAAACCATTTCGCCTTGAAGATATTACCCTCCGGTGGTGCGGGTTGCTGAAGTATCTGCCCTGCATAACCTGCGCTTCCTAAACTTACTCGGTATTCGTGCAGAATCTTATCGTTGAATCGCTCTGGCCAAAATAGGCCATTTTTATAATATTGTGATAATTTCGTCGGCTTAAGACTTTTTGTGGCCTCTCCTGGTATGCAGATGTGCCGATAACCTCCTTTGTTGAGCAGATATCCTGATAGGTCGTCTTCGTGTAGCCTCTGCATTACGATGATTCGTACTGCCGTGTGTGGGTTCTTGGTCCTCGAGTAGAAGGTTTCCGAGTACGCTCGGTTTACTCCGGTTCGTTCTACCTCGCTGAATGCCATCTTTGGGTTTAGTGGATCATCCATAATGATTACGTCTGCACCCATTCCCGTTACCGTACCCGTTACACTTGTTGCGAATCGCTTACCTCCTTTGTCGTTTTCGTAGTTGCTCTTTACGTTTTGGTCCGTTACGATTTGGAATAAGTGGCCGAAGTTCTCAATGAACCAATCGCTTTGTATCAACTGCCTGGACTTTCTCGCGTGTTCGGTGCTTAGCTGATTGCTGAAGCTGGCCGTAATGAAACTCATGTAAGGATTGATTACCCAACTCCATACCGGGTAGATGATCGTGGTAAGTAGGCTTTTGCTGGACCTGAATGGTACGTTGATAATGATATCGCTGTGTGCTGGTATTCCCTTCCATATCCTTAGCGTTTCGGTTTCCATTACCTCGCAAAGGTACTTGATGTGCCAATTATCCAAGTAGGGGGTTTGTGGCTCTAATATCTTAAAAGCCTCACGGTAGAAATTGTAGTAGTTGTAGTATTTAGGATTCTTCAGCATATCGCTTGTCCAGAATCTCCTGCACTTGGTCGTCACTCAACGTGTGCAGTTTCATATCGTGGGTGTTCTTGCTTTCGGTGTATTGCATCGCTAACTTCTTGAGTTCCTCGTCCGTAGATATTAGCTTCATCAATGCAAGTTGTAGCGTCGGGTTCTCGCTCTGATACCACTTCGATCGGAGTGAACTCTTTACCTCGATGCGGTTCTTGGTAAGTGCTTCTTTTATAGCTTCCGATTTTTCTAACTCGTGCAGGTAGAAAGTGCTGGTGCTGATTCCAATCATTGGTGGAACGTCGGTTACAAAAAATAGCCGATGCTTTTGAATTGCTTCAACTGATTTCCGTTCGAGTTCTTCTTTATTGTATGCCATTCCTTTACTCTTTTAACTTCATTTTTGACTCCAACGTAAACGGGTAATCTTCCGGGTACGTGTCCCACGCGATATTGCTTCTTTTCTTTGTCTTGATTAACATCGGTGATAAATATTTTCTCGTTATCTCGTGGTGCAATCTACCTCCGTTCTTTACTTGCCTTGTTGCTCTTATGGCACTTGGAAATTGTATAGGACAAACGAGCGCCTTGTTTAATAGTTTAACCTCGTTATATAAATCGGTTAAGCCTCCTTTTGCAGTTGCGCTTGTCGTTTGCTTCAATACCAACCCATCGCCCAAACTTCCCGTAAACAACCCCTCATTCATAACGTTGACAAACTGACTCGTATCGTCATCCGGCGCCCCTCTCTCGCCCATGTAAAGAAATCGCCTATCAATAAACGTTGTGTTCATTACCTTATGCCGTAACAATTTGTCATTGTGACCTCCAATAAAATCGCCCGTTTGACTTATACCAAACAAACCAATACGTTGACGATTCATAAACTCCTTAACGCCATTAAATGTTGACTCAATGTCATAATAATTAGCGACCCGGTGATACTTACCCCTACGCTTTATCTCATACCCGTTTGTATCGTCGTCCTGCATCACAAAAAACTCAATACCCAACCTCTCCGCAACGTCATAAAACAAATTTCTCATTTGACCCGCTGATCTTCGCGATTCACTTGGTCGGTGAACGTAGTCAAACCTCCTTCGTGACTCCTCTAAACTCAACACATGCAAATTCGCACCCACCTTGTCCGTCAATTTTTTGTACTCGTCATAATCTTCCGCTTGGTCATCAATTACCACGTGCAAATTCTGCACCATCCACCCAATTTTGACAAAATATTTTAGCGTTTTGCAATTGTCCGCTCTCTTGTATGACGGAATAAAAATATCAATCATTGCTCCAATCTTCAATATATTCGTGTGCCCTTAAAATGTCATCATCGATAAAACCCTGCAACCCACTATCGCTTAAAACCAACCGCAACCGCTCCATTACTTTTTGCTCCTCATCATCGGCATTAAAAAAGTAATAATTCGCCACCTGCTCAAAATTGATTCTGATAAACCGGTACGCAAACCACTTTAAAACCTCCTTTTGCTCGTCGCTCAACGGACTTTCTTCTATCGCCTTAACCTTTGCATGAAACTTGGTAAAATCAACGCATTCCGATAACGTAACGTTTGGCTCTTCTTTCGGTTGATAATAAACGTCCTGAAATTCGAGTTTACTCAATTTTTCCGTTTCCGTTTCCGTTTCCACCGGAACGTCCAATCCCCATTCATCGAGTAAATCCGTATCCCATTCACTGGCTAATAACTCCCAATCCCATTCGCCTCCTGATACGTTATCCTTTATGATGAACTCGCGTTGCTGCTCTTCGGTTAAGTTGTCCGCGTGAATGATCGGTACTTCTTTGAGCCCAGCCTCCTTGCAGGCCTTTAGTCGCATATTACCTCCCAGTACGATCATATCCTGATTCACCACTATTGGCCGTATCTCCAGCATCTCTGGAAAGTCCTTGATGCTCTGTACCAACTTTCTGAACTTGTCATCCTTGATTACTCGCGGGTTGTTCGGGTTGGCCTTTACCGTGCTGATGCTTACCTTTTCAATCTTCATAACTATCTCTGATATCTTTTAATGCTTGTAATTCGGCCTCCTTATCGAAGTCGTGCTCTGCATTCCTTATCCTGATGTAAACATCTCCTCCGTTGCCTATGGTTAAGGTGAGGGTGAAGTCCTTCCATCGGTAAATGCACTTGTCGTCTGCGATGGTTAATTTGCGGCCGGTTACCTTCATAACAACTGCTTTAATTTCTCAAGATACACAACAAAGTCCATCGCCTCTTCTTGAGCGTGTTGCACCCATTCTTTCACGCTTAGGTCGTTTCGCTCCATTGTGGTTCCGTACTTCCTTTGGCCTCTATCGCTGCGCTCCTGGAATTGGTCTTTAATGCTTTGGATTATTTGGTCATTCATCGATGCTCGATAGTTTACGTTCGCACCATCTTAGCATTGGATCGCCTCCCCAAGCTGCATACATTACTGAACCGCATACCTCTTTACCATCTTCGTCGGTAAGGCTTCCCGTATCGTAAACCGATGCTCTGCTCAAAAAGGAATAGGTCCTCTTAATGGTTCGGACTGATAATGGTTCACGGTTTGCCAACTGCCGTGCTCGTGCCCATCCAACCGCAGTTCCGCAGTTGCTTCCGTTCTTCTCTCGGTGCTTGATGGCCTTCTTTGCTTCGTCTGATGCGCTTTTAGGATAGTCCGCGTAGGTTTCCTCTTTCTCCGTAATTTCTTTCCATTGAGCGTAGCAAACCGCTAACCGTTTGGTTCCTATTGGATATTCCTCCTCCATCAATGGTTCGGTGTAGCATCGAATGATGAAGTCGTATTCGCTTTCTTCTGGTCCGGGTTTAGGAATTGGCATCTTCGTTGTTTTTTATGTTGTAGTATAAACCCAACCCTGCGATTACTGCTACCACGATTGAGCAGATTTGCGCTAAGGTGAGTAAAGTGGCCGTTAAAAACCCAACTCCGTTATCGGTTACTACCCATATCAATAGGAATAAACCTACTCCAAACATACTAAGGAATGCAAGGAATATACGTACTAACTTCTCGGTGTGATCGTCTTGTTCTTCGTATTTCATAATCTAAATTTAGTGAATTGTTTTAATATATTAGTCAAATATCGGACTTTTTTTGCATTGCGTTACCCAGCCTTCGGTACTTGGCTTTCATCTCTTTGAGTTCATCGATGGAATACTTCTTTATTTTCCCTCTCCTGGACTTTAACTGCTCGAACTTCTTATCCCCTATGCGAAGTGGTAAACGCTCTGTGTACTCGATTAAATTGCCGTGTAGGTGCTGATTGCAAGCCACGCATTGTCCGTGTACGTTATCCGCATCGAATCTTAACTCTGGAGTGCTACCTACTGAATAATAATGCCCTGCATCGTATTTGCCCACTAATGGCTTGCCACAACTGATGCAAGGCTTATTCTTATCGCGTAGCCTGATGTAACGATTGAACTGCGTTTGTACCTCCTTCAGCCAATCGGACTGCGTTTTAAGTGCATCTCTGCGTTCCTTCTTCTCCTTATTCCACCGCTTCTTCTCTTGTTGCTTAGTGTAGGCCATCGCGCAGATCGGACTGCATACCATTTGCGTTGTGGTGTACTTCGGAGTGAAGGTGTTCTTGCAGATCTTACACTTCTTTGGCTTCATATTGGTTTATTGCTTTGAATATCTGTAACGCTACTTGTGGTACTATTGCGTTTCCTCCTGCTTGAAGTCTTTGTCTTTTGAACTCCACCCTGGAGGAAAGCCCATCAACCAATCTATCCAATCTGGGTTCGGTGTCCCACCAAGTTGATCTGGCAAGGTTGGTGTTAAATCCCCTTTCGATCGCTCTCGCCATTTTTTTGAGCTCATCCCTTTCCAATCCCTGCTCGTTGGTGTGCGATACAATAATTGTTCTGGTCCTTCTGTGAGGCGCTCCAATTCTGGAAGCTGGTACATTGAACCACAATGAATCATACCCGATTTTGGTAAGTCCTGCAAGGACTGTTGATAATCCTCGAACATTGAGATTTGTACTGTTTTCCACGACAACCCATCTTGGTCTAAGAAGGCATAACACCCTTTCGAACTCGTACCACAATCCTGATTCAGTTCCATCTTGTATTCCTTTTGGTTTTTCTATTGCGTTCTTTGCATTCGTTATATCTACACACGGGAATCCGCCCGTAATAATATCTACCTCGCCAATTTCATCATCCCATTGGCTGCAATCTATGCATTCACAATCGGCAAAGTCCTGGTTATGTCGATCGCACCACAATACCTCTCTATCGCCGTAGATGTCATCGTATTCATCGCTAAAACGATAAATATCTTTTACATCATTTATAGAAATCGCTTTTGGAAATCTTTTTTTCAAAACTTCCCTTTGGTATTCTTCCTTTTCACAATGGAATATGTTTTCCCACCCCATCCATTCTGCTGCAAGGTCGAACCCTCCGATTCCTGAAAATAAGCTCCCGTGCCTCATAACACTTCTACCATCTTGAGGAATCCGTTATCAACTGGTACTATCTTTGTTTCTCTCAATCGCTTGGCCAATTGTTGGTAGTTGTATTCGCTCGTTTCCGCCATCGCGCTCTTTACGGTCTTGTAAACCTTGATGTTGTTCACGCTCTCAAAATAAACTACTACCGGCCTCTCTTTATATTTCATCTGTTGTAAGTTAATTATAATTCCTCTGCTATTTTCTGAAGTGCTTTCCTGATCGTATCGCTCATGGTTTTTGCATTTAGCTTCTCTTGAGCCCTTTCAATGTTTTTAATATCTGAATCATTGGCTCGGAATCGCAATGTAGTATCTAACCTTCTTTTCATCGAATGTAAGTGTTTCTGTTTTTAGTCTGTTCTAATTAAAATGGGAATGAATCGTCGATATCTTCTTGAGCGTGTGCAGCTACCTTCGCTTGGCTCTGAACCACTCGCTTAACATCTCGTGCGATGATGTTGGTGTACCTGGTACCGTCTTTCTCGGAGTAACTCAACTCGCCTTCAATATACACCATATCGCCCTTCGCGAATCCTGATGCTTTCTTAGCAGCGTAGCCGAAGGTGGTGATGTTATGCCATTGGGTGTCCTCTTTCCAGTTCCCTTCTTTGTCTTTGTAGTTTCGGGTGGTGGCAAGTGAGAACGTTGCCATTGTGATTTCACCGTTGCGTTCGGTGGTTCTTGGTTCTTGGCCGATGCGACCTAAAATAATGCTCTTGTTGATCATTGTGTTTAATTAAAGGGTTAAATTGTTATTCGTTGTGATGTGCAGAAAGTGCACTAACCACTATTTTCGCTTTTAATGGTGTGTAGTTCCATCACTCTTTGGTGTTAAAGGTTTCGTTGTATAAGGAGTTGTGCATAATACTACATCAGTCTTTCATTAGCGATATCGCAGTATTCTTTACTTATCTCACTTCCTATAAAATTTCTATTGTTAGCCTTAGCCATTTTCGCAGTAGTTCCACTTCCCATAAAGCAATCATAAACTAAATCGCCTTCATTGCTCCAACTTATGATATGGTCATTTGCTAATTGTTCGGGAAATATCGCACTATGTCCATAAGCTATTTTGTCAGTAGTAGATTTCATATAACCTACTTTGTAAGTCCATATATTAGTCCTTCTTCCGTACTCATTTATTACAACATCTTTTCTTTTGCTTGTAGTTCCATCTGCGTTCCTTACTGTTTTACTACTTGTTTTTTTACCCGCTTGTTTATTTTTTCTGTCGCAAATTAGGTTATACGCTTTAGGTTTACCATTGCTAAATACAAACATATACTCCATACAGCTCCAGTATCTATTTGGAGAGGGTTTTTGAAATGAATCTTTATAGTATATCATAGTATCGTGAAGATTAAACCCACACTCTTTAAAATATAGGGCTTGTCTAAAACTTGTGCCAGTCTCGCTGCCTTTTATAGTAGCATCACCCACTACCCATACCACAACTCCACCTTCTTTAGTTACTCGGTAGAGTTCTTTGGCTATACTTTCAAAATCAAAACTATACCCATTGTACGTTCTCAAATTATCATAAGGTGGTGATGTTACAACTAAATCAACAAAGTTATCAGGCATTTTAGCCATTGTGTCAAGGCAACTTTCGTTATATATTTTATTTAGTTCCATCAATCTTTTGTGTTATAAATTGTCAAGGCATACCCTGACGTTACTGCAATTATTGTAAGGTTATATCCTTACTCTATACTTTCCACTTGGTTTGGATCGGGAATCGCGATATTGAATACCTCCGATGCAAACATCTGCGCCTCGTTTACCAACTCCATAAATTCCGAAGTGCTCAAGTCCGAAGTTCCCCTCTTCTCCTGGAATACCTCACCCTCCAAAACGCTCTCCTGCAAGATTACCGAATATCCATATTTTTGGATAATTAGATCGGTGATTAGCTGATGCGTTTGTTCTTTGTTTCGCGCCATTCCAGCCTCTCTGAAGCAGTCTTGGAAGATTGGTACTATAACTCCCCACCAATAGGCATTCTGCTCGTTAGATCGCTTCTTACGCCATCTCTCGATGGTGATGCTTACCTCTCGGCCTTCGTGTTGTCTTAATGCTGCCTCGAGTAGCGGCCTATTCTTGCGAACCTGACCGCCCTCGATTGAGCACTTTATCTCTATCTTTCTCACAATCCCCCGTGAATGTATTCAAAGCTATCGTCGTAGGGTGAACCGTTCTTCATGTAACGGTCTGATGCGATATCTAAGATGTCCTGCACCTCGTCGCTGATATTTACCTTGTAAACTAACCCGGTGTTGTCGTTCTCGATGTACGCGTAGTGGTTAAGGTTATCCAAGTGAATCTCCTTTGTCTTGTGGTTATTGCGATCGTCTTGGAAAACTTTGTAAGATACCTCTGCAAAGTACATTATCTCATCACGGTACTTTACATCCACCTCCAAACGTTCGTGGTCTGTATCGCAATCTTGATACGTGTCGAATGCGTAGCTGAAGTTCTCCTCTAAGTTGTTGAGGAATATCTGAATGTAGTCCTTGTGGCCGAAGATATCAATCGCGGCTCTCCATTGGTCTAAGCTAATTTCTATATCTGCAACTCTCATAACTCGATTTCTTCATTCATTATTGAATAGTACAATTCGCTGGTAGTGTCAATGTCGAAGTATTGGTCTCCGATGTTAATCCGGGTGGTGCAGCTTTTAATCTCTACCTCAACCATTCCGATATCGTGGTCCTTTCTCCATTTCCACTTGGCTCGGGTTTCCAGAACTAACTTACCGTCGATGTTGGCCCGAATGTAGGTTTCATCCTGCTGGTAGTGGTTTACGATGTGATTGGTT